CCGGACCAACAAATTGAAAGGCGTTGAGCCTCCGAAAAACACACGCATCCTGGTCTTATCAATACCAATAGCTTCATCCTTAAGTGCGCTAACAAAGATTGCGCAAAACTCAGGATCGTCGGCCACACGCGCTTTCAATGAATCAAACGCTGCCAACAATGGGGGACCGGGGTAAAAATTTATACGGCATGGCGCCATGTAATCAGTGTTAGCGGGATGAAACTTGTCACATTCAGGATCACTGCAAGAAACTCTCGATGTACAAGCCACCACCATATGCTTACTCTTGACACCCGAAAAACCAAAACCAGCCGCCGTGTTGAGTGGCAATGGCTTCATACACGATGTTCCATTTACGCTCTCAAACAAAGAAGCTGGCTTAGGTTTCTCATGCGGGCCCAACTCTGCTAAATAGGACAACCACTGGGTCGAAAGGTCTGCCTCAGCACTGTCTAAGCAGGACAGATCCAAATCACTCTGCCGCGTTAGGCGAAGAAGGGCCGAGCGAAATTGGGTCACGTCCCTCTGACGCTCTGGCAACTTATGCTTAAGGGGACCCACAATGCGATCAAACTCAACGTCATCAAGCCCAGATGGACTTAAATTCGTATTGAAGGTACACAACGATGACAAGTTCATACCAGCACCAGGTCCAGAATTCTCAATAAGAGTCCCGATGAACTCGACACCAGGAATATCCTTATCCAAATACGGGTGAGGACGGTCCACCAAAGTCTTATCATCGGCCATACCAGGAAGCTTCACGAATCCCAGCGCAATGCTGGGTTCAGCAGTTGTAAGCCTTCGCGTAGCTTCCAAGGTCATCTCATGCGTGACAGTTGCATACACAAGCCGAGAATTGTTGCCAAGATTGGTGACCCCAGAAAGGATACCAGCAATCATAACACCGCGGCCACCACTTAAGCCAACACTGGCAATAAATGGAGAGCCACAATCACCAGAAATTGGGCGCTCAAGAAAATCAGATGACAGCATAACCTTAGTATTACCTTCGAATGACACAGATATATTGGTGAGCGGCCCATGCGTGTGGTAACGGTGGCGGGTTAGCTTATTCGCAGCAGCTTGAGCAAGGGTTTTAACCGATAGAGGTGCACAAAGTACGCACAACCTTGACTCATCAACGGGGATGGCCCGCGCTTCACGCGCACGTATGGGCCATTGGGCGGGCATAAAATAATCTCGTAAGTCAGCCTCACTCCTCCCATTGATGCGAACAAAACATAAATCCTCTTTATCGGCATCGGGAATCCAAATATCGCTAATAGACACAATATGATTACTAGACTGGTGGTCAGAGGTAGACGTAATCTTAATGGTCAAAGGATTGGCTCGCAAACGCTCAAGAACTGGTTTGATAGTATGTAGATTTGTCACGTACAGTCCAGTGCAAACAGCAAGGATTACTCCAATCGTCCGTGCGGGCCCATCTTCGATAGAGTAAAACCTGGATGCTCGCTCAACAATAACGCTCAGCCCATCCAACGTGGTTGAACACGCCTTGTCTGACAGGCGCGGGGGCACAATTTCCACGCCTTGCATCGAGAACTCTACGGCTCCCAGTGGTGTAGAGGGCACCAACTTACGTCGCCTATATATGAGCCACGCAACAAAAGCGGACATAGCCACAAAACCCTTCGTAGCAAAAGCGGCAGCTGAAACAGCCACCTTATATATACGCCTGGAAACAATACCAGCGGTAATAAAACCCGCTGA